CGGGAGCGGGTGAACTGGGCCGGGAGGCGCGGAGCACTTCAAGCTCGGTCTTCGTCTCGTCCCACGCCTCTTCGATCGCCTTGGCGGCGAGGTTCTGGTGGCCGCTGCCGCAGATCTCAAGGATGCGGGACTGGCGACGCAGTTCACCGGCGGCCGAAGCGCGCAGGTTCTGGACGGGGTCTTCCGTGTCATCTTCGTCATCGGGGTCTGGGAGGGTTGCCGTTGTCTGGGCGGCATCGAAGGACGCCTGCAGGGTGGTGGTTTGTTCATGGGTGAGGGTCTCGGGATCGAATCCGCCGGCGCGGAGCCATTCGGTGAATTCCATGGTTAATTCCTTGTGTTGGGTCGGTTGCTGATTGGCGATGAGTGCCGACGTGTTCGTGTCCGCGCCCAGGGGCACGAAACTGATCTCGCCGAGCAGGGATTGACGGGCGACGTTAAGCGGGCCGTCGAAACTGCGGCCGTTGACGACGACGTTCGCCCCGGCCTTGATGAAGTCCACTTGTTTGGCTTGCGCGCCGATCGACGCCTGCCAGCGGAAGCCTTTGTCGGCCAGGGCGACAACACGCTGCACACGGGGCGAATCGCCCAGCACATTGCCCGCCGCGACGAGCTGGCCGTCACTGATCTCGATGCGGTCGGTCTGACCGACCACGTCGTCCACATCCTGCTGATGGCCGAGGAAGATGGGGCGAGAGCTGTCGCCGACGTTCAGCCCGGCCAGGTCCACCACGACCGGGTAGCGCCAGCCCGCCAGCGTCATAGGCCCGCCGGTGTACGCGGTCATCTGGAACCGCCGTGGCTTACCCCCGGAAGTTTGATCACCATCGCTTGGGGGCGAAGCAGCGCTGATCTCCAGCGGCGCGATCAGTGTGAGTTGGGTGGTTTGCTTAGGCATCCTCTTCCTCCTCATCCTTGGCGACAGCTTCGGCCTGCGCCGGGTCGGTGACGGGGGCGGCTTCAGAGAGCCCAAGTTCACGCATGAGCGCGATCTCTTTGGCGCGTTGGCGCAGTTCGGTCTCCCAGTCACGGCCCTGCTTGGCATACTCGTTGGCGAGCGTGGTCGTGTTGTTCGATAGCCGCGTGGCCTGCGCGTTGGCCTCCTTGGCGGGATCGACGTGCTCGGTCCCGTCCCAGAACCACTGATGGCTCAGCAGCGTGAACTCGGCGGTGCGCACCCAGCGCGGCAGCAGGTCGCTGACCAGGATGGCCTCGTTGAGCCACCCACGGAATAGATGGTCGAGCACCTTGTCGGCGAGGTGGGACTGATCGACGCGGATCGCCTTGTAATAGGTCTGATGGTCCAGGCGACCGGAGGCGTAGTTGTAGCCCGAGCTGTTGCCCGCCGCGACGTTAAACGGCATGTTCAGACACCGTGCGATCTCGGCCAGGATCGACATCACGAACTCGACGTGGTCCGTGCTGGGGTGCTCGGCTTTAACCTGGCCGAGCTTCCAGCCCTGCGGCAACGTCGTCGCCATCCGGGCCTCTAGTTCAAATACGTCCATCGGCTCCACCGCGTCGGGCTCGCCGTTGGGCGGCGAATCGGTGTAGAGCGTCAGGGCGAAGTCCGCAGCGGTTTCGGCGGCGGCGAGCACCGCCAGGCGGTAACGTCGCAGTTGTGCGAAAAGCGGCAGCGCCGGTGTCAGTTCGGGGATGCCCCGGCTCTGGCCCGGCCGCTCCACGCGGTACAGATGAATGACAGAAGCGGCAGGAATACGGTCGTAGTCATCATATGAGCCTCCCGTGACGCCCAGCATCCCAGCGCCGGGGTGTTGCTTCAGGACGTGATAGGCCACGGGGTTGCCGAAGCGGTCGTACTCAACCCCGTCTACACCATCGTCGGTGAGGGACCGGCGTGACAGCGGCGTGGTGACCTGGTCGGCCTCGATCAGCCGGACATCGAGCTGGACCGGGCCGTCCACATTGGGGTTATGGGTCAGGATGGCGAACGCTTCGCCGGATTCAGCGCGGGCCATCCGCATGGTCCGCAGTTTTTCGGGAAGGCCGATGCTCCGCGCCCAGCGCATGAACGCCTGCTCGATGGCGGTATTGGCGGCGGGGTCGTCGGTCAGCATCTGAAGGCGCGGGCCGGTGCCGATGGTGTCGTTGGCCAGTGTCAGGACGATGCCCCGCGCGTAAGAGTTGTTGGCCACCTCGTACCGGGCGCGGCTGCGCAGGATCGACCGCACATCCATCGAAGCGGCCGCGTCGGGGCTGAGTGGGTCGGCGTTGGCCCAGTGACGGCGGTTCTCGTCGGTGGTCTGCGCCGCGTCGAACTTGCCACGGATCACGCGGTAGGAGCGATCACGCGGAGCGGAAGGTTTGGGCTTGGCCTTCCGGGGCCAAGGGAATGGGAGCAACATTAGGTGGCTCCCGGTGGGATGAGTTTGGAGGTCTTGACGCCCAGGCCCGCCTTGCGGGTGGCTTGCTTGGACGCGAGATAGCGGTCGGCCGCGATCTGGTCGGCAAGGCCGTGCTGCTCGACAGACTGACCGTCCACGCTGGCCTTGGCGGGGCCGGCGGCGTTCTGACGGATCGTGTCGTCTAGTTCGGTTGGTGTCGGATCGGGCAACAGCGGTTCCCTGTAGGGGGTAGTCCCTACGGGTTACCTATGCCATTAATATGAGTATCGCGCAGCCGAGAGGTTCGGCCGTCATGGTTGTTCCAGATATGGAATTGCTCGCCCGATCATCTAGCGCAGTAACACTTACTACGCGAGTTGAACAGCGCCTTTACTTGGAGTCTTTGGCCCAGGGACCACCCGCGGGCCAACGAGAATCAAAATCATGGCGGTTAGCGAGTGATTCAACGGCCGGGCCAAGAAAACCCACGATGAACGTAACCACGTCGGGGAAATGACTCGGGGCTTGATCCACCCTGCTTCTTTTCAGGAACGCGGTCCACTGCTGGGGCGTTGACCCAGACGACGAGAACCTTTCCCCGAAACACACGGGCTGGCTTTCGAGGGCCGTGCCACGACGCTGGAAGGTCGTTTGTATCGCGTCTGCAACCGCACGCCCATCGAACGCGAAGTGTTGAGCCAGCACATAGATGTCGAAGAAGTCCTTCATCCGGCTGTTCAATTCGCCGAGCTTGACCATCGCCTCGAACTTTTCCGCGACGACCGTCTCGCGGTTGTAGGCCATCAGCTGCGCCGGGGGATGATCCAACACGCTGGGGTAGCTGATGGGCTCGGGGTGGGGGGTCACCACGTCACTGAACCCAAAATCGATCTGCATCGCCAGGGGCATCTTGCCAAAGTGCCCTTGGAAGCCCGCCCGAACGCCCTCGTAGTCGGCGTCCTCCGCGATACGGGCCGTGGTCACCGTGTCGGGATCGAAGGTCAATCCGTCGTCATCGACTTCTACGCAGCATACCTCGCGAACCATCTCCCGGATGTGGTCGGGGTCGTTGCTGAGTTTGCCAAGAAGATCGATGTCGCGGGTGACTCGAGTGGCGGGCACCTCCCAAACACGGAGCAGCAACCCGCCTTTCAGCACGATGTTGTCGGCATGGGGCGATACCGACAGCTGGTACAGGAACCGCTCGATGGCGTAGTACATGGCCACGTCGTTGAACGGCCGGCCCGATTGCTTGGACACGTTCAGCAGGCGTTGGTGGATCGAAGCCTGGATGTTCTTTGGGGGTCGTGTCACGCGCTTGCTTCCAGGTAGGGCCGGATGACCTGTTCGACACGGCAGACCCGCGCGTACTCCAGCACCCGTTGCAGCCGAAGGCCACGCCGGGAACGGTAAGACCGCAGCGCCTCGAGTGCAACATCAAGCCCGATCTTGTTGCGGTACTTGAAGCAGTCCGCCAGCGTTTTCTCGGCGTCGTAGACCCGCACCTCGATGCCGTCGCTGGTCTGGGTCTGCACGCCCGACTTGAACGCCTCTTTTGAGAAGCGGTAGACCCGCAGCGGCGGGTAATCAAGACTGGGTGTCCGCGCGGTGCGTGAGATCGCCAGGTGGACCACGTGGGGGATCTGCGTGGTCAGATTATGAAACGCCAGTGCCGAGATCAGGCACACGACGCCTTGGGGCACCCGTTTACAGACCGTGGCGAGGTCCGGCTCACTCAGCGGCGGCATCTCGGCCAGACGGTAGACCCCGCGGGCCAGTGGGACGAGTTCGCCCGCGTCGCGCAGTTGATAGAGCGTGCGGGGGTGGACCCCCGCTTCCAGGGCCTCTCCGGTTCTCATCGTGCCGCCGTACCGCCTGAAGACGGCTTTGGCCCGCTCGTTATTTGAGGGTCTAGTCATGGGGTTCCTATCGGATAATAATGCACGCACATTTTACTATTTGCGTGCAATTTTATCCAATAGCCCCATTTATAGCCGTTCCCGGGTCGTCAGCCGCCTCCCGCAGTGCCTGCAAAGCCTGACCCGCAGCACATAGCCGGGCTTCTGGCGGGTGTACCAGACCGGCAGGTGGCGGCAGCCACAGGACGGGCAGGCCAGACCGAGGTCGTCCCGGGTGGTTTTGTCACGGGTCAGTGGTTTGGCGGGTCGGTCTGGGTTCATCGTTTAGTAGCCTGTAGTTCCGAGAGCTTGATCCGAGGCTTTCTAGGTTCGCCGATCTGTTCGACGCCCAGCTTCACCCCGCCCATCGACGCGGCGACGGCACACCCCACCAGGCAATCCAACCAGTGGTTGTCGGGCTTGGAGGGTCGGACCGACCACTCCTGCACGGTCCGGCCGTGGCCCTGGGTGCGGGTCCACGATTCCGACCCGGCGATGTGATCCGCGAACAGCCGGTGTCCCCCGGAAGTAGCCGCCCCCTTGGAATTCACATCACCGAACAGCGTCAACGCTCCACGATCGCCCGGGGCGACCGCCAAGCGGGCATGAATAAAACTCT